TTCTTTTTGCCCTGGGATGGGCCTTGAGGTACTGCGGTCGCCATACTGCGCACTGGATTTGCAGGTAGTCGTCTTGCCATGACGGCACGACTTGGTTCGGACCCCGCATGTGTTGACGCTGGGCCATTTGGCTCTTCGCCTGCTTTGTGGCCATTCTGACTAAGGCGGCTATGCCCAAGCGCTCGAAAGAAGCCTCGCGACTTCTTAAGGAACGGTCAGAGCCCCCTGCTCCATCAGGTAGGCGGAGTGGACAACATCAAGATCAAGACGGTCCGAAGCAGAAACGAAAGCACGGCGACCGGCGGGGCTCGACAAACCGGAGCGCCGCAGCTCGGTCCACTCCCGCTCGCTCATCGAGAGAACGACTTTATCGAAATGGTCACGCCAAGTGAGTCGCCATCTGGACAGACCCAAACCTACCTCCTTGGTATGCCCTGACTACTGGGGGCGGGACCCGTCCCGTGCCGGTGGGGAGATTTTCGTCAACGAGAGCATTTCACGGACCTTCGCGATTAGCACATCAATGTCGAAGGGCTTGTTAAGGACTCCCACGTGACTGTGGTTCTCCAGCCAGCCCGCCCGCTTCTCGAATTCCTGAAGGTCTGAACTGCAAATCAGGACCGGGATCTCCCTCGTCTCGCGGTCCAGGCGCAACACCTGGAACAGTATCCAACCGGCCTCACGGCTCTCCAGCCACGTGTCTAGAACGATGAGGTCCGGCCGGTGCTTCCTGATCTCTTCGTAGGCTCGTGCCCCTTCGGGCAGCTGTACTGTGTCAAACCCGGCTTCGGTCAGTACCTGGTCCAGCAGACGAATGAGCACGGCGTCATGATTGGCAATCCCGATTAGCGGAGCCGCCATTTGCTTCCTCCCTTGCGGAGCAAAGGCGGCATCCGTGCCCAGAGGAATAAGGGGTTGAAGCGGCTGGAGCCCTTGTTACGCGATAAGCTGTTGGGCCTATTTTACCACGCTCGCGGCAGCTTCGTCGCTCGCTCCCCGCGGGGAGAAGCAAGCGGCGAAACTGCCCTTCCGTATTCGATTCGTGACTGCGGGCCCATGCCGGGCCCTACGTGCCCTAGTGGGCGTGCAGGGTGATCTGGCCTCCCTCAACCGGGTTTGGGGAGGACTGCGCGAATACGCAGCCCGGCGCTCCGCTCACCGCGAAGCGGGCGAGATCAGGCGAATTGCCCTGACCCGCATCGATTAACTGGATCGTGAGCGCGGTAGCGGGCGCGCCATTACACTGGCCAACGCCGTGGCCCAGAAACTGACCGCCGGAGTTGGGGTCGTTCGGGTTATTCAGCGTGCAGCTCGCTGAGGTAAGCCTATCCAGCTTGAACTCCGCGTGGTCGCCGTAGTGGATGATCAGCTGGTTCGGCTGGTCGAACGGGGCGTCGCACTGAAGCACGGCTCCAAAGTTCACCTTTTCGTTCGTGTCGTTGAGGATGAAAGGTGGTTCGGTGAACCAGCCGCCCGTCGTCACATAGTCGGGGACAGCCACGGCGTTGGCCGGGGCCGGTCCTCGCAGGGAGAGGAACGCAAGCGCGCACGCAAGCAGCAATAAAGGAAAATACCTGAACACAGTCGCACCTCCGGTAAGGTTGCTATTGGGGCAGGGTTGGCGTGACGGATTATAGTCCGCGCCCCGCCGGGTTCTCTAGGAGAGCGGGGTTTCAGAAGCATAACAACTGCGCGCGCCGCCGGGCGAAGCCCCCCGCAAAGGGGCGTGCTTCCGCGTTCAAGTTTGGTCGCCGCTCGGATGATGCTAAGCGCCGTCAGGCCAGCAAATTGCGAGACGTTGTTTATCCGCAGGCGCCGGTTTTCCGAGAACCGCGCGCCACTATCGGGCGTATAACGCGCGTCAAGCATTTGATCCAGACGCGAGAGGAGGTCCTATGCGCAACGCCTACCTGACCACGCTCGGCGTGCTCGCCGCGGTGCTGACCGCCGCCGCCCTCGGCACGCTTGTCCTTCCCGGACTAGCAGGCTCAGTGATCGCAGACAACGGCCACGGCGGCCCGCAGTTCGAGGCGCGGCTGCGCGGAAGCGAAGAGGTACCGCCCGTCGACACCAACACCCGCGGGAAAGCCGATTTCGAGTTCAACCGCGGGAAGACGGAGCTGCACTTCGATCTTTCGGTCGCGAACGGCCTGCGAGTCACGCAGGCGCATATCCACTGCGGGCCCGAGGGCCAGAACGGCCCGATCGTGCTCTTCCTCGCCGGCTTTCACGACAAGGGCTGGGATGTCGACGGCAACTGGATCGGGGACGCGACCGCGACGGACGCGAACATCACGAACAACGCCTGCGGCTCGACCCTGGCCGAGCTGGAGCAAGCGATGGCCGACGGGCGCGCCTACGCTAACATTCACACTGTCGCCCATCAGGGCGGCGAAGCACGCGGCCAGATCCGCTCAAACGGCGACAACGGCGACAACAACGACGACTACGGGAACGGAGGAAACGGCCACCACCAGGACGATTAGGGGGAACGCGCCTATCAGCTGATTATGTCAGAGACGCTGCAAAACGAGCCCTAACCCTTACGGCGCCCCCGTAACGGTCGTCTGATCGACGACGGGCGTCGCCGGCGCATAGAGGCGCCGCACGCGGACGGCGTTGCGACGGCCGTAGCGAGCCAGCGCGCGCTGGAATTCAGCGAGGCGCTCCTGGCCCCAGAGCAGGTACTCGCGCCAGACGTCGCGCCCGCCGACGTTCACGCGGTTCGTCGAGAAGCTCGCCCACTCGAGGGCGGCGTAGGCACCCGCACCGCCGGCGATCACGTCCTCGAAACGCGCGGGCACGGTCGATCCGCTGCCGTCGACGGTGTGCAGCTTCGTCCAGAAGACGTTCACGCTCTCGGCGGCAGCGGGCGTCCGGTCGGTGAGCAGCGTGAGCGTCGAGAGCCAGACGGAGAAGCGGACGTACTCCGGCGAAAACTCGCCGGCCGGGTACTCGACCGCCTCGATGGCGACAAGGTCGGTCAGCGCCGAGATCGATAGCTCTCGGCTGCCTGCGGTCGTCGTCAGTGTCGTCTTCGCCTCCAGCGGGACGGCGAGGCTGAACTGGCGCACGGTGTGCTGGACGTGGCGGTCGAGTTCGCCGTCCGTCCAGCGGTAGTTGGCCGAGTCCTCGTCGTGGAGGTCCTTGCGCAGGCGCGCACGGAAGTCTGCGATTGTGGTCATGATGCTTTACCTCCCTAGCCTGAACCGGGCTCGCTGCGCTCGCCCAAAGGTGAAGAAAACTGGGGGACACCCCCAGACCCCCGGCCTGGCGGCGGCTTTGTTGGAGGGACGCCGGTGTCTGCGCTGGGCGGGGTGTAGGGCGCAGCATGCGCGACGGCCGTCCGCCGTCCAATTCTGGACGGCGTTCATGTTGGATCCTTGCCCATGTGACATGTGTGCTCGCCCCTACAACCTCCGGGCTTGCGCCCGCACGGGCGCGGTTGCCTGCTCACGACACCAGCTCCAGGAGCCGAGCCTTCTCGGCCGCCGCGGCGGCGTTCAGGTCGGCTTCCGCCTGGCGCTGCGATTGCTCGGTGAGCGCGGCGACGGAGGCGGCGAGATCACGGCCGATCGCGATCTCGCGCATGTGGAGCTGGAGCCAGGCATCGAGTGCGAAGGCGGTCTGGTTGCGGGCGTTGTACTCGGCGACGAGGACGGCGAGGCGGCGCTCGCATTCGTCGCTCAAGTCGATCGTGTGTTTCGCCATGGTTTCTCCTCGCTATGCCGCTGCGATCGTGGTGATCGTGCCGCTGCTCCCTCGCCACTTGAGCGCGCCGGCTTCGGCGTAGAGGATGCCGCCGCCGCTCGGGTTCGAGTTCGGCACTGTCGCGGCGTTGGCGATGCCCAGCACGCGGCTGCCGCCGCCCATACTCGGGCTCGACCCGAAGAGGTAAAGCGACGGCTGGTGGATGCTCGGGTCCTGGGTCGTGCCGAGGGCGCGCAGCGCGCGGTTCGTCCCGGCGCCGCTCTGGGCCTCGATGTCGACGCCGATGGCGTCGCTGATGAAGGCGGCGCCCTGGTTGCGGACGCGCACGCCGCGATGAGTGCTGACCACGCTCGAGCTGTCGCCGCTGGGCGCGATCGCGTCGAAGGCGGCGCTGTCTGTGGCCGCGATCGGCTGGCCTGACTGGCCAGCCTGGAGGCCTGCTCGCTGGGCCGCAAAGGTACTGATGACGCCACCGCCGATGCTATCGACGGGTAACGGCACGGACGAGAGGCCGTAGAGGTTCGTCAGGTTGTAGCCGGCGAGGTCGAGCGTGCCGGTGAAGGCGAACCCCTGACGGGTCGAGGCAGCGGCCGTCTGCACGCCTGTCAGGTCGATCTGGAGCATGAGGGAGCTGCCGGCGCCGAGGTTCGGCCAGACCGAGAGCTGGGCGCGCGGCGCCGAGCTTGTCGCCGGCGGCGCGTTGCCCACGCCGAGCCGGCCGTCGACCCGGGCGTCGCCCGTGAACTGGATGTGCGTGGTGGCCGTCTGCAAGAGCGCGCGAAGGACAGCGGCGACAGTCATGCGGACCTTGTCTTCGTTCGGCGCGTTCTCGACGTCGATCCACGTATTGTTGTCGGCGTCCTGGAGGCGAGAGCCCGCCGAGACGCCGGACGGCGCCGCGCCGTGGACGGTAATGATGACGGCGTCGTCGGGGTTATCGTCGGTGAAGAGAAGCACGGCGCATTCGCGGCCGGGGACGACGGCCGGCGGCGGAATGTCCGTCGCGACGCGGATGTCGTTGAGCCAGACGGACAACGAGCCGGCGATCTGAACGGTCGCCTTGTGGGCAGCGGCGTTATAGGCCTTGATGGTTGCGCGTTTAAGCGTGGTCATGGCGTGATTACGGGGCGGGGCGTAGGGGCGAGGCAACCGCAAGTCCCGTGAACGGTGCCTCATTCGAGCTCGTGCGTCGTCCAGGTATCGATGCACCGGTTGCCTCGCCCCTACATGTGCCTCCGCCTACGGGCGGACTCCCGTAAGGCGCGCCAGCTTCAGGGCGTTGAAGAGCGCGAGCGAGGTGTACCACTTGATGCGCGTGCGCGTGGCGTCCTTCGTCTCCAAGCTGCCGACGCGCTCGATCTGGAGGGAGCCGGGGGTGGTCAGGCCGGCAAGCGCGCCCTCGCCCATCTGGAAGGCGTACACCGTCGAGCAGTCTGTGCTCGAGCCGACGGTCTGCGTGTCGGAGATGTAATCGGAGACGCCGATCGGGATGCCGTCGTAGAACTGGAGCATCTGGCCGAACTCGTCCCGGTCCGTCTCGAGGAGCGAGCCCGAGTTGCGGGCGAGCTTTGTGACGATGCGGCGCGAGCGGCGGCTCATCAAGAGCAGCTCCGGCTTGCCGCCCTTCACCTGGTCGACCAGCTCGTCGAGCTTGTCAAGGGTGAGCGAGCCGCCGTTGACGCCCATCGAGATGCTCTGCGCGGGGTCCATCAGCTTGTCGAGCCCGTCGAAGGCTTTGGCGTTGACCGAGACGTCGCCGGTGACGAAGGTCGTCTCGAAGAGCTGGCGGACGGCCTTCGCCTTGAGCTGGACGACGGCGGCCTCAAGGTCCTGGAGGTTCGAGCGCGTCGCGAGCAAGAAGTTGTCGATGTCCGCGTCGCCGCCCATGATCTTCAGCGTCACGGTGAGCTGCGTGAAAGTCGGCGTGGACTCCGTCCAGGTGTCGCCTACGTCGAAGAACGAGGCGCTCGGCGCGGCGTTCTCGCGGTTGTAGGTGAGACCGTTCCCGACGATCTCGATGAATGGGACGCGCTGGAGCACCGGCGAGTCCTTAATGATGGTCTCGATGACGCCTGTGAGCAGGACGTCGTTGGAGAGTTTGGCCGCTTCGGCCAGGGTCAGAGCCATTTCTTCCTCCTTTCACCACTTCCACCTTGGCTCCGTTTGGTTGCCTCGAACAGGGGACGGCAGACGCTTCCACCACAAACCACCGCCGCGACCACCGGTCTGCCGCCCCCTGCTCCTGGCTTGTTATGGTTGAGGATAGAACAGATGTGCTATTATGCAAAGAGGGAAATGACACTCCGGACGGACAAAATCGGCCGGGCCCGGTTTACGGCGCCGTAAACCTTTGGCCAATGAAAAACTGGCCGTTCGGCCAATGACAGCCTGTCTTACCACACGTATCGTGGATTTGTCGGGTGCCGGAGCCCTCCATCAATTTCATATCTGCAAGGAGGGTCCGGCCGTTGTCTTTCCTTCGAAGCGCGTTTCCGCTCGCCGCTCTTTTCGCCGTCGCCGCTGTTGGCGGCGTTTTCATCGCCGGTGTCATGCCGTCGCACGCCGTCCAGAACCCGACAATCAGCCTCGACATGGCGCCGTCGGGAAACAGTTATGACGAAGCGACGA